ATTATTAAGCCAAAAAACAAAAAGGCATTAAGCTGGAAAGGAGCAAAACATCCAATGAAAATGATAAAACACCCCGGAAATAGACCAAACCCTTTTATTAGAACAACATTGAGGCAAAAATTGCCAAACATAATATCTAAACATTTGAGGGCAAACTTATGAGCTTTTTAGATTTTTTCAAGATAAAGCAAGAGTTGTGCCAATTTTTAAGAAATCAAGACATAATCTCCATTGGAAATAGAGGGGTTACAACAACAACTGCAACCGGAACATTCGCAGGAGAAACAAGCTTATTGATAAGTAGAACAAATATTAAGAACATTAGAAGCGTCGTTGTTGCAACAACAACTTTAACGTATGGGAGCGACTACACGATAGATTTTTATTTTAGTGATAGTTCTGTTATAAAAACAAAAATAACCTTCCTAGTGGCTCAGACGGGCGCATACACAATAACATACGACTACGGAACAGATAAAATATGGCCAGATTTTCCAAGGGACGATTTATCCATAGATTCTTACCCAAGGATTGCAATAGATGTCCAAAGTGTCAATTCTGATGCGTTTGGGATAGGTGGAGAGGACTTTATATCAGAGTTATTTTTTACAATAGTTGTTTATGGCCAATCTGTTGAAACATTAAACGAGTATATTTCGACAATTAGACAAAAATTCATGGAAAATGCATCGGAATTTTATTATTTAAGATTTATTAAGCCAGTAGGAATGGGCCCACTAATTCAAGACGAAGATAAACGACAGGAGATAATGAGTCAAAATATAGATTTTCAATCTATGTTTAACACAGAACAAGTATAATGGACAAAAAAATGAACAAAATAGAGAAAAAAAGATATTGGACAGATGTAGCCAAAGGTTTAATCAAACTCAAGAAGAAATCTTCTTCTAAAAAATTAAATAAGGAAGGAGGAAAAGAAAATCGCAAATAATTATATTTCAGGAGCAGAGAGCACATTCTTAATTGCATGGGAAAATCCAACAGAATGGGACACAGCAGCAGCATCTCATACAGCAAGTGATGAAACATATATGCCAGCCGGGCAAGGTGTTGAAGTTAGTATCGCAAGAAGTAATGATGCAGAACGTATAAGTGGAGTTGGAGCAAGAAACGCAACGGCAAGTATAAACAAACAATATTCTGGAACAGCAACAATTAATGGAGCTTTATCAAATGCTTATTGGTTATTAGGAGCTTTAGGTGCAAATGCAAATGCAGGAACTACAGGGGCATATACACATACTTACACAGAAGCGGATAGATTACCAAGTTTTACAGCAAAGTCATCTTTTAATGTTGGAACTACAGATGTTGGAAGCATTTTATTAGGATGTAGAATAACAACGTGCTCAATAACGGCAGCAGTAAATGAAGCCTTAAAGTTTAGTTTAGAATGTCCATACAGATATGAGACAGTAGGAACAACTTTTGTCGCAAATTTAGCAGATGCAGAACCAGTTTTTACATTCGCACATGGATCAATAGAAATGCCAGACGGAACTAAGATCGCAGCAGTACAAAGTTTTGAATTGACAATAAATAACAATTTAGAAGCAGTTTATGGAGTTGGAAGTCGTTTTATAGTTGACAACGTTGCAAAAAATAGAGAATACAATTTTTCTATGACAGCAGCATTTAAAGACTACACGGCACTTATGACGTATTTCTTTAACGGAACAAATTCAGCAAGCGCACCAGATACAGGAAGTGGAACAGAAATCGCAACATTAGAATTAACATTCACAAATGACGATGGAGATATTTTAGACATTAATTTGACTGGAATCCATCTAAACGAAGAAACTCTGCCACAAAATGCAGGAGAAGTTGTTAAAGAAGATGTTACAGGTTGGGCAAGAGGATGCACAAACATCATTTATACAAATGACATAGAAACTGCACCAACAGAAGCAAGTTAATTTTTTTATTAAATTAAATGCCTGTCCATGCATTAAAACTGGACACCGGGTTACCTAGTAGGAAACTAAACAGGAGAAAAAGAAATGGAAATAACCAAAAAAAATATCACAGGAAAGCTAAGAACAGTTGGAACTCTCGAAATTAATTGGGAATCATTGGAAAACTTAGATACAAATGGGCAACCAATTTCTACAAAAGAGAAAGTTGAAATATTAAAACTGACTTTTGGAGAAGATTTAAGGATAAGAAACAATTGTACAAAAGTTAAAATGTCTGGTGGGCAACCAAATATCTCTATTGATCAAGAGAAGATGACAATTCAAAATCTTAAAAAGTCAATAATATTAGCGCCCTTTGAGATAACAGAAGAAGGAATTAGTGATTTGGATAAACTTGTCGCGGCAGAATTATTAGAAGCATTTAATAATTTAAATGTGCCACAAGAAAAAAAAAACACCAACTAAAATTTGCCCTATTTAATGGAACTGAAAATCAAGAATATCAATCAGATATAATTTATTTTTTAATGTTAAAAAAATTTGGAATGAGACCAGATGAGGTTAATGACTTAGATAAAGAAATGGTATACAAATTTTTGTGGTTAGAGGAGAAATGGAAACAAAAACAACAGGAGGAATATAAGAAAAAAACATAATGGCAGACTTTGAAACAAACGTGAACTTTAATGTAGATGACAAATCTAGCGGAGCAGGTGGAGAACAAGGAGGAAGCAAGTATGAAAAAGAGATGGTTAAGCAAAATGATCAATCCGCAAAGCAATTAAAGGGAATCTTAAAAGCAACTGCAGCAGTAGCATTTATCTGGATAGCCTTAGCCCCAGTTTTAAATCCTTTATTAAAATTATTAAGTTTGCTTATTTTGGTCACCTTGATACCTTTATTGCCATTTATTAAAGATATTGCAAAAAAAGTCGGAGAGACGATAAAGGCAGTGCGAGAAGCTCAAAAAACTGGATCAAAACCAGGTTCTCAAGCAGCAGCAGGGCTAGGAGCACTTTTTGGTGATTGGGCCGGAATAGGCGCATTAATAGCTGCAGGATTTTTATTTTCTCTTGGAGGTGGAGCAAGTATTGCTGGGTTATTATTTGCAGGGTTAAGTTTCGCTTTAGCATGGGATACGTTTATGGGGGCAGATTCTGATAGTTTAGAAGAAATATTGAAAGGTTCTCTTGGGACTGGTCTTGCAGTTGCCGTCACTGCATTGGCATTTGGAGCAGGAGTTTATGCATTACCAATAGGATTATTAACATTTGGCGTTGTTGCCGGATTATCATTTTTAAAATCTGCATGGAATGAGGATGATATGAAAACAGCACTCAAAGAGGCAGCGGCAGGTTCAGCAATACTTGGCGTTGTTGCAGGCGGAATAGCCTTGTTATTGGGGGCCGGTTTAGGAACTGCAGCCGTAGTTACGGTCGGAATAGGAACCCTTCTTTTCGCGATATTCACCGGATTAAAATTCCTTAAAAAAAAGGACGCAGGAAAAGAACTAGAAGAAGGGCTAGGCTCATTATTACTCACACAGGAAGAAATAAAAAATACCCAAGCAAGTCTAGATAATTTAAACATCACCAAAATATCTGAAGATGTGTATAGTGTGGGAAATCTTATCGGTGATCCTGCAAATGAGTCCTCTTTGGTAGCCAATTTAAATAAGTCAAGTATTGAATGGACAAAAATGAAAGATACTTCTGTCAATGCAACAAATCAGATTATAACCAACTTAAGTTTAATCCCTAAAGAAATCACAACAGTACATAGAATAATTACTGTGAGGTCTAGAAGATGACAGATGCCATACAAGAATTAATCGATGATTTAAATAGAATCCCAAAGGTTATCACAACCGAACAAAACATAGATTTTAAATTAATGGCGAATGAAGTTAGTAGGATTTTACAAAGGCAAATGAGTGGGAGAATTTCAAGTGGATAATAAAGAACTAAAACAGATAAACAAAACTTTGGAGTCAATTAAAACATTCACTGTTGCAAATGCACAACTACTCAAACAAATTTTAACAGAGTTAAAAAGGAGGGAAGATGGCATCAATCGGAACTAAGAGTTTAGGGAATGTTTCAAGTGAGGTGTCTGCAAAAAATAGCGGATTATTTAATTGGCCAATGCCATTCGAAGATAGTGATGAGGCAGTATTAATGGATCTTATGGGCACTAGCCGAACAATCACTATTTCTGGAGTATTTACTGGAACAGTCAGCGAATTAAGAACATTCATTTCGGATATAGAAGGTTTACAAAATGGGAACCAAGCTGGTTTAACATTTGTTAGTAGCTGGAAAGATTATTCTGCAACAAAATTCTTAATACAAGATTTTACAAATACAAAAATTCAAGCAGACGAATCTAAGGTTGAATACAATTTAGTAATCGTAGAGGGCATAGCTTTAGAATGAGACTAACTAAAGTTATAATCGATTCGGTGACAATCAAGGATACAGATAGTTCTGATCCTAAAAAATTACTCAGTTGGGAATATGAAAAAGATGACGAGGCAATCAGTGAAGCAGAGTTAATTTTACCAAAAACAGTAAACGATTTGTTAGATTTACAAAACGGGCAAGTAGTAGAGATTTGGGCCGGTT